AGATTTGACCGTTTTGTTTACTACCGCCAAAAGGCAAGTTGTTCAACTTTTCCCCGTTCCTGTTAAGTAATCACCCCGCCCCCTTTTTAGGGGGTTTTTATTTCTTCGCTTTTATATCAATGATTAAAAATAAACCTAATCTTGGACTTAACAGCCCTTATAGACAATTCGGATGTTATTACGAAAAAAACATCAAAAAATATTTAGAAAGCTGTCAATTCATAACCTCTAATCAACCCACATCTCAAACGGGAGCAGTTTTTACTGATGGCAAGAAAATTCTTTGCTTATCAAATGGACCTTATTGTTTCAAAACTGGAGCATTTACCACTCAGGTACATAACCCTGATTTCAAATGGGAAGAGCCAACACCTAAAGAATATTGTGAATGGTATTTCAAGAGGTATGGAAAGGGGGAAAACTAACCAACGCCGGGGAGCCTGTTCTAGACGCGGTGTTTCACCGTATCCCGTAAGGGTGAGTTATAAGCCTTTGATAATTAAGGCGAAGACAAGGCACGTAATTGGTCGTGATCCATCCCCCGGCACGAATTGACAAAGACTAGAAAACCCCTCAACGCCATGCAAAACGCCAAGAGGTTTAATAGATACCATCCCTAGGTGTTTAACGCTTAATTGCATAAATTAAGGTCAATTCAAGTCTAGCGAGGATAAGGTGACGGGGAGTCCTTTAATACTTTAGACATATTAAGTTTTTTTAAATGCAGCTCTAATTGTTTTTGCTGCTGTTTGATATTTCTACAATGCGAACAATCACAAATCAATATTTCTTCTTTGTGCATCTATTTAATATCTAGACATAGTAAAAGGATAAGCAGCCCATGAAAAAGATCCTTGATTTAATAGGAAAGCTTTTCATATACGAAAGCCCTGAACCTTACGACGGTTTTAAAAGATTTTTACGGGATAAGACAAGCCGAGAATTAAGAGCGCTTGCAGGGACGCCGAGCCACTATTCAAAGACCATTATGATCAATATGATTATCGATAAAATAAAAGATTCTAATCGTTAGCTATTCGCCAATACCTATTTTTCCATTTGTCGTATATTTCCATTTCTTCTTTTAACCGCTTATAAATCATCACCTCGGTATGCAAGCCCGTGAACGTGTTGGCGTGCTTATGTGTTTTATCGTCTCTATTGTCCAAACGGTAAAGCTCATTAATGTAATCGTTCCTAGCGGCGTTTTCTGCGACTGAAATTTTTTTAATCATTTTGGATTGTCGTTTACTTTAGTTTTCATCTTTTGCAAATTTTCAAAGATTAATTGAATCACTGAGTTTTGCTTGAGTTTTGAGGCGCCAACGATCTCCGAGGCAAGCGCCACGGCGGCCCAAAAGATCGGGTTGGAAAATAGTTCTGTCATCTAGTGTTTTTCATAGGGCAGCGTTCTTCTAGTCTTGCGGTTGTTTGCTCTAGGCGATTTAAGCGCGTAAAGATTTCAACCTTTAATTCCGAGTTTTTCTTAGCTTGCATTGCTAGGAAAACAGCAGCACCGCTAATAATGGCCGCGCTAATCTCGTTCACAAGACGTTTTTTGAAGCTAATCTAATATTAATCATTCTTTACTATGGCGGCATATGAAGGAAAAAACAAACGAAAAACCAATTGAAAAAAAAGTAATACAAGATGATGAGGACATGCCAGCCTATCAAGAAATGGTTTTGTTCTATCTCTCAACAGGGGTAAAAACTGTTTTAATCGCTTGGTGTATCACCATAATTTCTCTTGCATATATAAAATTACCTGATAGCAAATGGTGGGTAGCTGATCAACGAATAGACGCAACCTATGCGGCGGGAATTTTAGGGGGTCTTTTAGGATCGCTCGGAGTTACCGTCGCCAATCAAGGTAAAAAGAAGGAAGACAAGAACGGATCTGATAAAAAAGAAATAGAAGAATTAAAAGCAGCATTAGCCGAGGTTTCAGCAAACCAGCAATATCAAGTCGTGAGAATTGAAACCCCTGTAAAGATTGTTCCAACAGGTGAAAGCCGAGTAGATCCCATTACTAATAAAACTATTGGCCCCGACGGTAAACTCCAATGAAAAAACTTTTAATCTTGCTACTACTGTCAACCCCAGTTTGTCGGGCAGATATAACCCATACAATCCAGTCGAGCGCATCCATTACTGTTGCAGCTCCAGGTTCAACCGTAACCCGTCAGGGTAATTCCTACTCGATTAGTGGATCAGGAATTGATGTTGCCGTAGGAGACGATACAAACGAGCTAGGCGGTCTTGGTGCGGTCACTAATGGAGTTAATGCATTTTCAGCCGTTACAGCTTCACAAAGCACAGAAGGCCAAGATTTTAGTTTTCAAATGTCGCATACCGCTGGCGATACTACTTCAAACAGTATTACTGTCGGTGAAATTCCAGCCTATTCAAATGTAACCTCTACTTCTGTCGGAAGTGCTGGCACTGGAGCGATTGCAGTCGGTAGAGATGGAGCCTTAACCCTTACCCCAGGAACAGCAACAGGGACAACGATCACAGGCCAGCATACAACCTCTTTATTTGTGGATTGATGAAACGCTTATGGTTTTTATTTTTCTTATATGCAACGCCTAGTTTCTCTAATCCTATTGGTGGCTTCACTACTGGAACTATGTCGAGTACTACTGTTTCATCATCTTCTACTATTGAGACAATCGTTTCAAAAGACTATAACACGGGCTTTTCTTACAGTGTTTCAGGCTCAGGCATTACGCATGACGGGGGAAATATGTCGATGGATGCGGTGCAAATCTCAGGAACAACGGACGGGGTAGCTTATAAATGGACAGGGCAAGATTTCACAACAAAACCAAACTGGTCACTAACAAACCCAACATCTGGGAACGCTTTTCAATTTGTGGAAGCCTACAGTTCTCCAGGCTTGTCCAACGTCACCTCCCTGACTCGCGAGCAAACCACCCAAACCACGGTCACAGCTACGTCAATATTTACAAAATAGCGGCGTTAATTTTCTTATTCCCTTCACAAGCATTAGCTAACGCAGTAAGTCAATCAAATAATGGAAGTGTAAGCAATATTGCAATTCAACAAACGACTGGAAATATGACGACCAACAGCTACGGGCCTCAACAAATCCAATGTCAAGGCGCAACAATGGCCCTGCAACCTTATACACAATTCGGGGTGAATTATATGAAACCTTTTAACCATACCTATGAAACACCTGTATATGATCCGACGGATTTAGTTGGAGATTTCGATGATGACGGGAACCCGACGGGTGACGGTGTTCCTGATAATCCAGGTGATATTTTATATATGCAAAGAAACTATTCAGGAACGAACAAAGACGCATATTCATTAAATAGTGGAATCACTTTAAGCTTTATTGTTCCACTTGATAAGCGCTTCCAAAATGCTTGTTTAAGGGCTGCAAATAAACAAATAGAACTACAAAATCAAAAACTATTAAATCTCGAAATGGACTGGCATATCGCAAGATATAAGAATTGTGCCGAGCTGATTTCGTTAGGTTATCGGCTGAAAAAATCAAGCCCTTATTATTCAATCTGCAAAGACGTTGAAATTATAGAAAAACCAAATCAAGTCTTACCGCATACCCATAAAATTATTTCTTCTTCTTCTTCTTCGCAGTAAGTTTTTTAACTATATTTTTTACGGCAGCTTTGATAATAGGAACCAATAATGGAACAGTGGCAGCGACCAAAGCAATAGAAGCAGTAGAAACGGCAGTAGGCAAACTTGGAAAATAGGTATCGATGAATTTGACGGATTCATACAAGGTTATACATTCGCTACCATCGTCGCTAAGTTTCCAATCAACGACACGCTCTAGTCGTAAATCGTTTCTAAAATCTCCTTTTTTTTGATTCTTAGGGCCGGGGCAAGGAACAAACACATCATCTTTTTTTTCTTGCTTTGGAATCTTTGGCTGTTCCGCTTTAAACTCAGGCGGTTTGTTTTCTGATTTTTCTTCCTCCTTATCGTTTGAATAAACTATTTTCGCAGGGTTATATTCAGGCGCTTTTATTGTTGGTAATGGACCATTAGAACATACCCAGTAAGCACCTCCGGGGTCGTCTTCGATAATTTGTGTATTCGTTGCCCTTGCGTCGCGGTGTTGTTTATAGCAACCGGGTAAAAGTATTGAAGGAGCTGGAAACCTTAAAGCCTGACTTGGCGGAATATCTATAATTTTTATTGTTGGTATTGATTCAATTCTTATGTCTGGTATTTCCATTACATAGGAAGACCCAACCCTGTTACTTTTGGTAATTGCTTTTGGATTTGATCAGGCATTGCCTTTTTTAAATCTCCCATAATTGCATTTTTTATTTTTGCTTGACCTTGTGGGCTAGTTACATATTTATAACCAAAGAACCCCCCGCCAATAATTCCAGCAGTTAAAACAAAAGAGGCAACCGCCAACCCATCAATAATTTTTCTGACCATTGGTTTTAATGCTGCTATGTCGCCATAATAAACAAAAGAAAGATTTAAAGCTTTACATGAATGAAATAATCAAAGACGCATTATTAAAAGCTTTACCCCTAGCCGTTGCAACTATCGGCGGTTGCTTTATTACTTTGATGCCTTTATATCTAATACTTAAGTTGCAATTAAACCAGTCTCACGTAAACGAGCCAACGCGGCCTCTAGCTTTGCCTCTAGTTCAACGCAATAGGTCAACAACTCAGCATTTGTAGGACTTGCCGCATTGCTTATGTTTACTGTTCCATCAGGGGTAGGAAGAGTACCGCTACTTGTACTATGTGCCAAATCAGCAACGGCGGCGGGTTGATCGACTGGGGTTGTATTCCAAAAACCGATCTTCTGACCTGTTGCAGTTCCTATTTTTGTCCCTGTACTTGTATTAGTCGCAATATCAACAGCATCCCCAACAGTTAATAAGTTTGCATCAATAGAAAATTGTGTTGTTAATGCTCCCGTGTCCATCACCTTGAAATTAATCTGCCCGTCTTCTGTTCCGTCACTTGCATCTATTATTTTTGATTCAATCGATGAATAAAGAACGGTTTCAGGTGTTCCCGCGTCATTCTTTCCTTGCCAAAATATCGTAGATAAAACGTCATTATCTTGACCCGCGCCA